GGTGAACGAGGCAATCGACTTCTGCGAGAAGGCGGATGATCGGAAGAAAGAAAACCAATCCCTGCGCGAGTTGCTTCGGGATATCCAAGCGACCTGCGGGCACCCGGATGCCGCAGAGGGCTGTAGAATTATTCTAAAGCGAATCGACGCGGCGTTGGCCGATCCCGATGAAAAGCGGGAATTTCTAAAGCGAAATAAAGCGCAGTGGCGTAGTTTACGAAAACCCTATGCGTGGCGACAACCGCCGCCCGAGATTGTAAGAATCGCTCGCGAACAAAAGATTTACGGCCCTGGAACGTGCAACGGGGATATTTTCCGAGCACTTGCTCGGTTGCTTAGGGGAATGGAACAATGATCAGTAAGTCTGAACTAAAACGCCTGTGCACTACCAATCCTTTGCGAGCGGCAGAGTTAATGCACTTACTGCAACACAGGCTTGAGGTAGCTAAGGACGCGCTACTTGTCGCTAACGAGATAAATCATGAGCCCGGGTGCCTTGCTACGTTTGCGAGTCATGACGGGTGTGATTGCGCAAAGAGCACTGTACGGTGTGCGTTGGAGGAGATTGGATGATTTCTTTTGAGCTCGCCGGTTTTCTTCTTGGATTTAGTTTGGGGATGGGAATTTTACACTACGTAGCTACTGGTTTAGAGGCTGATTTCGATAGGGTGAACGCCAAGAATAAAGCGCTACGAGCACGGCTAGCCGGGATTTCGGGAGAGCAAATGAACTGCACCACCCACCACATATGCGATTGCTTGAAGGGGTGGGTTGAGGAATTAGAAGAAAAAAACACCGCCCTAAAGGCAGAGGTGGAGCGGTTGAGGGATGAGCACACCGGACTATGCGCTGACTTAACAGCCAGGGGTGATGAGGTGACGGATTTACTGGATAAAAACCAATCTCTGCGCTCGTTGCTCCGAGAGACACAACCCGCCGTGCTATCATTTACCTCATGAAAACTACTCTTTTAGCCGTGTTTATCTCCCTATCTGCTCATGCTGCGCCGCCCAAGGTAATCATGGCCCTTTGGGGAGCTCCCTGGTGCCACTTCTGCCACGAGAACTTGCCGAAGGTTCAGGCGGAATGGAATAAGCTGAGTGCCGACCAGAAAGAGAAAATCGAGTTCCGCGTCTACGTTCCTACCGGATACTCGCAAGCGTCTAAGCCTACCCAAGCCATCACGGATAACTACGTAGCGTCATTGCGGCTCTCCGCTCACGGCGTGAACGATGCGGGCTGGAAGGCATTTCGGAGCTATGTAGGTAATAGCCTGATGATTCCTGCCGGCTCTGTGATTGACGCAACGACCGGGGAAGTCTTACGTAGATACCCGGGCGGGACGTTGGATCCGATCGGTATAGTGAACTTCGCTACCCGAGTTAAGTGAAGAGGAAAATGGCAAGCGTTCAAGGGTGTATAGCCTGTGGGAAAGCAAAGACCGACAAAGCGCATATTAAGTCTAAGGGCGCAGGCGGAACGATGGACGATTGGAATATTGTCCCTCTGTGTAGATTCCATCATCAAATTCAACACGCTTATGGTTGGGCCAAATTTCTGGACGCCAACCCGGACGCCCGTAGCGCCATGGAACAAAAAGGCTGGAAGATCGAGGAAGAGTTCGGAGTAAGGCGTCTTAGAAGGGATTTGGAATTCCAATCCAAACCGGTCCAAGTCCAACCTGAAAAAGCGGTCCCTCGCTTACCTGACTTACGGGCAAAACTTTCGGTTGTTGCACAGGCGCAGGCTGTTCCACCCGTTCGGCCCGTTCCCGCTTCTCCTTAACCAAGTCTCTTAGCTGGTCATCCGATAACTGGCCTTTCTCCTCCTGACTTAGGGAGTAGAACTGCTCCAGCGTCATCGCTTGAGAGGGGATGCTGATGCTGATTAAAAGAAAAATTAAGGCCTTCATTTTGTAGCTCCTTTAGTTCCGCTTCCGCGCGGTCCAAGATTCCTAGTAACTCTGTCTTACTGATTGCGTCTTTCATGCTTGCCTGCCGTGAAAATAATTTATTTCTTAGTCCCGCTCTCTGCCTGCTCGATAACTATTTCTGCGAAGTCACACAGGATGGCGTATTGACCGGATCTAATCATCGGAACAATTTGCTTCGCTAGGTTTAGTAGCTCGGGCGCGGCGGCAATTAGGCGGGCGTTGGCTAATCGCGTTTTCCTAAATCCAACCAAAACGGCAACGGGTCCAGTATCCGCATCGACCTGTGGGCCGTCTCCAAAATCTAAAACTTCCCACGATCCTTTTGTGTGCTTACTCATTTTTTCACCTTTTTATTTTTCATCCGCTCCTCGCCTCTCTTAACTTCCTCTAACTCATCTGGGGTTAAGCATTTCTTGCAAATCAGGGGACCAAACAAAGTTCGGGTATACCCGCTTGCAATTAGCTTAGAGCATCGTCCGCATGGCTTTTTCATTCGTTCCCCTTACTTCGCAAAATTGATGTCGCTACCGTTTACCGTCAAAACTAAGTCATCTGTGGTGTACGCATATCCGATCGTCGCCTGCCCGCCAGGAGCAGCGCAGGAACCGGGGTTGTTTACGGTCTGAATATCGATATCCAGCGTCTTAGTTGAGGAGTCGCAGGAATAAGTACCGGTGAATGTACAGGCCGAACCGCCCATCGTAAGCGCTCCCGCGATAAAGCTAATACCTTCGTACTGGCCATCCGGGCAGTCATTCTGGACCGCAGCGCTAGGCGCCTTCCCGCAGGCAGTTAAAAGAAGAGCGAACAGGATAAGCGTTTTCATATTCCCACCTTTGTTTTTCTTAAACTCTTTGTGTCCAAGCTTTATGAGGTAGCGCAGATAAGCTGAAAGATTCGAGTACCCGAAGGCGATCGCTTCCCCCCGTAATTGAGTCTCGTCTAAGTCGCCTGGCCGGAGATTGATGCTTCTGTATTTTTGAGCCTTCACATTCCCTCCTTAACGGCTACAACCCAGCCATCCCGATTGCCGATAACCTGAGCGGCTTTCTTTTTTGCTGCCTTCTCGTTACGAGCCTTAACTTCAACATCAGACCAGTATTTACCAGTCAGCCCAACGAACTCTATTTTCACTATCCAAGTCTTCATATTCCCTAACCTCTAAGATAATTGTAACACACTGCGTTACAACTTAGCTAGAGGATTCGCCTTGGGCTAAGTACTCGTAACCAGGCTTGTTTTAGGCTAGAAAGGCAGGCTTTGGACGTCCTTTAGGGACTTAGCTAGGAACGGGCTTAGACGTACGATTACCTGCTCTGGGAGGGGGGGTTCTACGACGAATTTCTCGGCTGAAATGGCGAAAAACGCGCTGTCATCTATGCCTAGGACGTCGGATAGGCAGTCATGAAGTGCCTTAATTCGGTTACTTACATCTAGGCGTTTAAACGTCTCTTTTTTCGTGAATAGGCGCTCCCGGTGGAAGCCGATGAACGCCTCTACCTCGACCGCGCTACCTTCCAGCATTGCGCGCGCCATTCTGATTCCGCCCGAGTTGGCTTTAGCCCATTTCTCAAAATCCTTCTTAAAGTCTAGAAGGTCTTGAGAGCGGGCATGGATGATTCGGTTATTTCGAACGAAGGCTTTGTACTGGTTGTTGGACGACGGAGGGATTGGAATCCCTTCTAGGATTATTCCGCCGTTGTTCATTGTCTTAGGCGTTCCAGTTTAGGGCGGGGATGATCGCCGTTATCTGCAACGTTTGACCAGCACCCCAAGCCTCGGGCGAGGAGGCTGTAAGACGGCCTGCTTGGTTATCCGCCGCCGCTCTAAACTGAGTAGTCGTATCGTAGAGCGCTATTATGGAGTGGTAAGCACCCTGAACTGCTCCGCCGCTCCCGATTATGGTGTTAGTAGATGACGAGCCTTGCAGCTTAGTCGTGTTGACCGTAATGCCTGTAGGCAACGTAAAGATCCAATCTCCGGTTCCGTATGTGCTCGTGCTGCCCATCGTGATTAAATACGTAACCTCGGCGGTATCACCGCGACGACGCCAGTTGGCGCTAAGGGTTCCGTTACCTATCGCCGGGTTAACCGATACGGCGGTCCATGTTCCCGAAAACGAGGTCCAGGGAGTAGTCACCCCTGTACGCGCGAGAATTACCCAGGCAGAACCGTTGCTCTGAATGTGCACCGCTTCGTTCTGAGTGTTTAGCGTCGTAGAGACACCGGTAATTAGGGTGACGACGTTTACGGATGAATCGGTCTTACGGACGCAGACTGTCTGCCCGTTATTCGCAGCAGAAGCTGCTGGAACGGTAACGTTGAATCCACCTGCGGTAGCATCAGCTTCCACGTGAGTAATATCGGCCGCGATAGAATATGCGGAAGTCTGTGCGGTGACCTTGCTCGGATAGCGCCACGAGGTAGCCGTACCCGCGCCATCGGTCATTAAGAACTGGCCATTATCCCCGTCGTTTGCAGGAAGTACGAAGTTCCAATCGGTTGCGATAACCGGGCCGCTTAAGCGTACCGAGTGAGCAGCTGCGTCCGAGCTACCGAGGTAGAGGTACTTAATGCCTTTGGTTAGCGAGCCTAAGCTATTCCCGTACGCAACGGCGGGAACGATATCGTCACTAAACGAATTAACCTGTAAATCGTTGAACGATAAATCCTTTGTGCCGTCCGAAAGAGCGTTAATTAAATCGTTAAAGTTTTGGTTAACCTGCGTCGCGTCTGCGATCGTGCTATTGGCGAACGTATAGGTAACTGAAGGTGCAGCCATTTATTTTTTCCTTTTAAGTTCGTCTGCGCGGCGCTGTAGTGCGCTGCTGCTCTCTTGGTTAGCCAATACGGAAGCGTTTAAAGTTCCCATCGCCGGGAACACTGCGCGTTGGGCTTCTCCTGCTTTGCGTGCGATAGCCGAAGGAATGGCGGGAGCTCCCCCTCGAAGTAATCCAAGTTTCGGAATACTTGCCGCGTTCTGCATTAGGCCACTCGGCGTAAAGAGACTTCTCCAGCCTTCAGCCGAAGACGTATGCGAAGGGTTATAATCCTTGGGTAGAGCGCCAATCACAGTCATCGCGTTGCGATGCTTAGATTCAATCTCTCCGAGTAATACCTTTCGAACTTCAGGCGGGTACTCGTTTAATTTTCTGAGAAGAACAATGCTATCCAGCTTGTTATTCGGGCTGGATTTCTCGACTATTTCCCGAACTACTCGCCGAGCTAGCGTGTCGAATTGCTCCGGGAACGCAGCCTTAATCCTTAAAAGCTGGTTCAGGTCTCCCTTGTCGAACAAGTCGGAGACTATTTTCTCTGGTGCCGTATCTTTACCCAAATAGTCTTGTATGGCACTGCGAGTGCTTTGCTTATTTGTGCCCTTAACGCCCAGGGCTTCGGAAGTGGTGGTTAACGCATCTCCGTAGGTACGATCGGCTTGCTTTAAAGCGGTAAGCAGTTCGTTTGCTTTAGCACTACGAGATATCTTAGCTCCCGTTGTAACGGAGGAACGCAAGATGCTGCGATTACGTTCGCGAGTAGTGATATCGTACATCTCGCCAATGATATTGCGCTGCGCTTGGGAAACATTCCCGTCTAGGTACTTACCTAAGTTGGTGCGGAATTCTCGGAGCTCCTGAACGGTCTTTAGCCCGCCAATCCGTTTTCCGGAGTCGTCTACGGTACCCAGCAGCGTGGCCTCTAGGTTCTTAAGTAGAGCCTGCGAGGAACCGGTAAAGTCAGTTTTGTTCTCCCGAGCTAAACGCGAGAGACCACGTTTCAAAGCGACGGTCTCAATCGGAGTCTTAGCGAAGGTTTTCTCTAGCTCGTTGTAGACGTCTTCAGCCGGAGCGATCATCTGCTTAAAGCGTTCGGCGATGCCTTTCTTTGCGGCGTTACCAGCTTCGTACTTACTCAAAATAGCAGACTGCTTCGCTATGACTTCTTTGCCGAAATTCTCTAGGCCGTCAAAAACGGGCTTAATCTCTTTACGCAGGATAGCTCCACCGATAGACGGCTCTTTCAGCATCGAATCGGCTAGAACCTTCGTAGGTCTATCGGACGTTACCATGTAGCCGGGAGTCTTATCTAAACCAGCCACGTCCTTAACAGCGGCCCGAATCTCGGCAGCGTTTGGCGCCATGAATTCAGGATTGATAATCTTGGGAGCGGCTTCCCTAGCAGCAGTAGTAGCAGCACCAGCAGCGCTAGGAACGCCCTTCATAGAGAGCATTCCGGCTAGCGGATCCGTCACGATATCCGCTACGAATCCGGCAGGGGTAGCAATACCGGAAGGAACGCCCGCTTGCTTTAGAGATTCGGCAGAAGAGGGAGCGTTGCCCTTCAGAGCCGCTGTGATATCCCCCGAGCCTTCTTTACCGCCCGTAGCGATACGTTTAGCGATCTCCTTTACCCCGGTTCGAACGAGCCCACCGGGATAGCCGAATGTTTCGAACATCGCCTTAGCTTCGGAATCAGGAGCTCCGGTAAACCGGTCTACTACCGACTGCCAAAGGCTTTGCTTCGGACCGGTCATTGAGACTAAGGGAGACGAGATGCCTTCTTTAGCGCGCTTCTGTGCGACTAAGCTTCTTAGTTCGCTATCCGATAGGCCGGACGCATCAGCAGATGGAGACTTTGCAGCGGGAACGACAGAACTCGCACGCTTCTGCGCGACTAGTGCCCGTAAATCGTCATCTGATAAGTTTGATACGTCTTGCGCCATTTAAATTACAGCCCCAACTCTTTAAGCATCGCGGCCCGATCCATTGCCTGCAATGGAGTGACGGCTTGCTTAGTTGATTGCGTTTGATTCGTTTTTTCTTTCGGCGTTCCACCAGAGCGAGTTGCCTTTAGCTGCTCGTCTAAGGCTTTGAAGAGAGGAACAACAATTTTGTTCTCCTGGAAGCCTTCGTCTTTCGCCAATCCCTTGTACTGGTCGTCAACTACGGACTGAATCTTTGCTTGCCCACGGACTAAGCTTTGGGACGCTCTCTGAAACTCTTTACGTAGCTCTGGAGTTAACCGCTGACCAGTCATCGCAGCGTTCCAAGCGTTTCTGAACTTCGTACCGACGCCGCCCGCATTCTCTGCGTTAGCAAACTCGCCTTCCCGAACAGTCGAACCGGGATCAACCAGTTTCATGAAAGAGAAGATGGTAGCCATATCAGCCGGGCCGAGTTGACCAGGGTTCTGGATAGTCTCGTTAAGCTTGTTCACTGCGCTAGAGATAGCGAAGCTGTCTTTAGTCACAGGATGGGCAGTCCACTTGTCGCGAAGCTTGCCCTCGTTCTCGCGCATCTTCTCTTCATCGTCGTCGCGGGTATAAGTTTCGTTACCAATCTTGTACTCGGACTTTTTAGAGAAGCGTTCTACGGGAGCAGCGGGAACTTGAGCAAGAGGGCTTCCTGCAGTAGCAGCAGCGGGAGCTCCGGCTACCAGAGGGCTTGCAGGCGTTGCTGATGCATCGGGCGCCGCAGCAGCGATGGGGGATTTCTTTTTAAATCCCGCCTTGGCGATATCTAGTTCGCTAGGTCCGCTAGGCTTTGCAAGAGTCCTAATATCGTTAGCTATGTTTAGCCCAGCACCAGCGACCTGCAATCCCTGAAGGATATAATCCAACGGGTTCTGTCTCTGAGCTCCACCCGGGCTATTAATTCCAATAGGCATTTAAAATCCTTTTATTTGTTGGCCCAATTCAAAAGCGACTTTTGTCGACGGATAAATGCTTCGTTCATTGCCAATGGGTTAGCTTCCGCAACAGCCTGTGGCGCTGCACTCGCAGCTATATCGGCAGCAGGCGAGGCGAACTTATCCAAGAGTTTCGATCCGCCATCGTAAATAGAAGCGGCAGTTCCGAGCACGCTACCGGCAGTAGAGATAGCCTCTAGTAAACCAGCCTTTTTCTTCTCGTCGATAGGTTGAATTCCAGCAGGCATTACGCGATTACTCCCCCGCCCTGACCTTTAGGGCGCTTTGATAAATCATACGCTTTTTGAAGCACAGGGCCGTAATCGGTCCGCATCTGATCACTGATAGATGGGTCGTTTAAAGCGCTTAAAGACTTCTCTAGGATTGCGCTAGGTGCAGGAGGAGTGCTCGGCTCAGAAAGAGCGGCGGCCCTACGAGAAATAGCGGAACCAGAAGAGATGGAACCAGGCGATCCAGTTCCCTTTACTGGATCCACTATCTTATCAGCGATACCGCCCGCTGCGGCGCCGAGTCCCGCACCGGTTGCCGCTCCACCCAGGGCTGCTCCGAGAGCAGCGCTACCGGCCAAAGAAGCACCACCAGTAGGCACGGCCAAGATAGCACCGGCAGCCATGCCGAGAGCCGTTCCGATACCTGCTAGAAGTCCGCTACCGCCACTAGGTTTAAGCGTCGAACTAATTTGAGTAGCCATCAATCAACTCCCTTAGGCGTAACCGTATTTTTTCAAGATAGCGGCTAGGTTTAACTGCTCGGCGTTTTTACCGCCGTATCCGTCCTGTACTCCACCCAAATTGCGAAGAGCTCCATCACTCAAGTTAGCAATCGCAGTACCAGCGTTAAGCTTATTGGCCTGGATCGAAGCATCTAGGTCTTTTTGCTGCAGCGCTAGATTCGCGTTTTTAAAAGTGACGTCCGAATCAAAAGTCATTTGCTTAAAAGCCTGGTCTTTATCAAAGAGCTCTCGATTAAAGATGCGGCCCTTCTCGGCTTCGTTTTGCGAGTATTTCTCGTTGTTCTGAGCCATCTCGATATCTTTGACAGCGGCCTGGGTATTCGCGTCCGATACCTGATCGGCCTGGCCGGCAGCTTTAACGAAGGCACCAGAGTTTAGATTGCCGATAGCGGCGAAGCGGCGCTTCAGCGCTTCGTTGTTCTGCGTCTTAGCAGCGTTACCCTGCTGCTGCGCTCTTTCTTTTTGAGCAGCATAAGCTTCGGCGCGTTGCGCATCTAAAGCAGCCGGATCCGCTGCCGCAGTGGGAAGCCCACTCTTTGCTAAGCCAGGTTGTGCAGGTTGTGTGCCCACCGGCATAGAGACGCGCTTTGCTGTGGCGTCGGTACTAAATAGCGCAGAGGCCATTATCTTCTCCCTCGATCGTTGTAGAACAGAGTTCCCCGTAAGACTTTGAAAGCTTGTCCGGCCACTTCGCCGTTATCGAATCTAAATTGAATTTTCACTCCGTTGGCGGTTCCCGTCTCTATTTTAAACGGTTTTCTTATAGAACCACCACCCCAAGTGCCGGTACCCCAAATAAGAGTCCCCCAAATACCGCCGCCCGGGGAAATATTCACCGGCTGTCTGTCGCCCACGCCGATATCGGAATCGATACGCTGCGTAATCCCAACGTCCCAATTACCCAGAGTGCCCATCGTGAGGTTTAGACGTCTAAAGTCCTTGTGATGCTCTTTCTGGTTTTTGAATCCTTCTAGTTCCTTCGTCCAGTAGTAGGAATTAAAGGCCTGTCCATCGTCGGCATAAGAGCCGGGGACTTCGAGACGGTATACGAATCCGGTAGCCTCGTTGATTCCGCAATAGAGATTTCCGTTAAATATTGTGAAGAAAGTAGGGCTAAACGGGTACTGCATTGGCCACCACGCACCGTTAGCGCGCTCTTTATCACGCTGCACATAGTCGAACACGTACACGCGGGTGTTAGAAGTGGCGATAGCTCCGTAGGGAACGGCGTACCAGAGTTTATTATTGAACCGGATACCGAAAACCTTCGGAAGCTGACTCGTATTAAACAGCCGAATATCGGGCTCGATCCGATCCGACTTAGACTCGGCCTGTATCCCGGAAATGCTCAGCGATACGAGATCAGGAACCGCGGCGCTACCCGTCATCGCAGCAAAGTTAACGACGCCTTCGAAGTTGCGGCCCAAATACATCTGGTACTTGTCGTAATCGACAATCGAGTAATGGCCCGCAGCGCCGTACTTACCTTGAGTACGCAAAGGAACCCAGTTCGCGTCGTCCGTATCCTGCATGTACAGGTTCCATGGAGTGACGTCCTTATAGACCGATAGAGCATCGCCCTGGACGCCTAACCCGCGAACTAGTTCCCCGTCCCCGTCTCCGAACTTCTGGAAGCTTAGAACCTTAACGACGAACGGATTACCTAGGTCCGAGTAGTAAATGAACTGGTCATCTACCGCCTTAAAGAAAATCCGCTCTTTATGAGTTACCGCAAACTCGAACTTCGGAGGTTGGCCCTGGTCTAATGGAGCAGCAGCGCCTAACCCAGCGTTGGGAGTGTTATCCGCGTAAGTCGTCGTCGTATTATCGTTAATCGTAGTTAGGAGAAGGAACGTGGTCCCGGTAACTACGTCCTTACGATAAATCTTACGAGCCGACACGCCATAGCTGGTGGGAGCGACTGGGATATTGGTTAACCCGCCTATTTGGCTAACGTAGGTAATCGTCGTCGTATTGCTAGAGACGTCTCCCTCTACTACGTACGAGTTAACGTAAGAAACTTTGTACTGATACGAGCCGGTTAGCGTGCCGGCAGAAGTACCCGAGACAGCCGGAGTCGAATTGGGCTGAGGGATTCCCATCCGGGTGAAGTCCGTACCGTTCCACTTATAGTTTTCGCCTACCCCGTTACCGTAGAACGCTAGGTTCTGGTAAACGACTTGGCAGACATATCGACCAGCCGTGTAAACCGACTGCGCAGATGGGACGGTGGTAAAAGTAGTAGCTACCCCTTCCAGGGTGTACATCGAACCGTTCCACCAACCAACCATGGTCTGATTGCCATCGTCTCTTCGAACGGTGTACAGGCCGTGATTGGCGAAAGAACCAACGGCAACGGTATTAAACTTTGAAGAACCGTATCTAGACTGAACGCCGCCCAGGTCGTCCGAGTACGCGTTTAAGCAGTCCGGCGATTCGTTATCCGCAATAATATACGGCTCGTATTTGTTGTTCTTCCCGCCGTCGAATGCTGGGAGCGGATATTCCTGAGGCATTAGGCTATCCCGGTGTCTGTAGTTACAAGATTTTCCTCAGTCTGGACGCGAGGCATCTTATCGGCGTAACGGCGGCGCTTCCACTCGTCGGTAGTATCTATAATATCGCGCTGCCAACGGGCTTCGAATACGGGGATACGAGGATCGTCTACTTCTTTAAGAAGCATGTAGTACGCAACGCCGTTAACCAATCTTCCGTGAAACTCGGCAGGAATCGGAATGGTCGACGTGCTCGTAATCGAACCAGGATTATTGATAGTCCAAAGCTTAATCGTGTAAGCGGTATCGGGAGTAGGGAACAGAGTATAAGTGCTACCCCAAACGATATAGTGCGTCGGACGCCCAATGGGAGAAGTAGTGCCGGAAAGATTCAGCGCAAAATACTGACGCTGAGTCATCGCTTCTAGCTTCTGATTGTCGTAAGTAATCTGCTTAATTTCGATCGCATCGGTGGGGAACGCGTATTCCGCCTGGCTGATTACCGAAGTCGTAGTACTAGTCGTCTCATAGCATTTCGCCCTCTGGATTAAATCCAGAAGAGCGAAATACAGACAATCTTCGATGATTTCGGTCGAGGACCAGAAGGTAGACGAGCTCGCGTTCAAGCGCCTACGAGCAGCTGACTCTATTTGACCAGGCGTCACGGTCTCCACCCTGTGCAGAGCGAACAAAACAAAGAGCAGGGAACCCCGTGAGGGCAGCTACTTTGATTTCGTCCGCAGTTTAGTTTTGGCGTCGTCATCAACCATTTGCTCCATATGATTCAGCTTAATGTGCTCGTCTAGCTCATCCTGCGAGCTAAACTCTTGCCGATCCATTTGGCAGATAAATTGCTGCGCCTCGTTGCCGGACAGTTCTACGGGCATCTTCTCAAGGCGAATTCTCTTCGGCTTTAAGTCGTTGCCCATTCCGTCTCGTTCGATCGGCGTGTACTGCCCACGGAACTGAACCGCTTCAGACCATTCCATTTTAACGAATCCCTTCGCAGGGACTCTAATCTCTTCGCCTTTGAACATCTCGACGTGGTCTTTATCGTGATCGTTCCAAACCTTAGCAATACACTCAGCCATTTTTCCTATCTCCTATTTAATGAAAGAAAATTACTACTCGTCGCCGCCGTAAATCTTATACGTGGCGCCATTGTCCATTGCAGCACTAGCGAAAATCTTCAGATACCGGAATCCTCCTGGAATCGGAACGATTGCGCCCGTAATACCGCTAGGAATTACATACGCGTTCACGGCTACCGTAGAGGAGTTAATAGCGGGATGACATACCACGCTAAAGACGCCCGCCATGGATTCCGCTGCGTAAATACGATGCTCGCTGTTCGAAGGAACAGAAGAGATCTGCATATAGACCGATGCGTAAACACGGCCTAAATCTATGGCGCTAGATAAGCTATTACCGCTAACCATCGATACCGTGTAAATCGACTCACATCCATGACCCATGGGAGCGCTCCTTTTATCGGCCTAAAGCCAAAATCGTGAACACGTCACCGGACACGCAAGACGAGAAAAAAATCTTGCCGCCAGAAGCGACTGAGCCCACTTCGGTGTTCTTTTTAATCTTAAAAGCTGCAGTAGCGCAGGAAATAGGGCTCATCTGAACATGGTCAATATTGGACAGACCAGTAAAGACCGAACCGCTCGCCGCGTCGGCAACGACATCAATTTGCATGCAGCGTTGATTGCCGTAGACCGTTTCCGTAAAAGTAGCTGTGTAAGCCATAGTTTTCTCCTTTGTACTAGAATAACAGTTTAACCTGTTTTTCTTTTGATATTTCCATCTGAGGATTTTCGCACTGCTCCCGCATATGCTCGTGGTGCGAGAACATCTTTGCAACCTCGTTCAAAGACATTTGAATAATCTGCCGGATATTCCCACCCTCGTAAGCACCTAAGCAACCGCCTTCGGTAGCGTTAATGTAGATACCCGGGCAGCTAGTAGCGACGTAATCGAACCAGCTCTTAAAATTGTAATAGGACTGCCACGTGTAGCGCCGGTTCCCGAAGATATCAGGCACTTTAAACGCATGCCCGAGCGACGCGTCATACTTGGACGCCCAGCCGTGGAACTTCTTATCGTAGGAAAACGAGAAATCCGCTCCGACAAAGATGATAGTAGGTGCGGCCATAATGGCTTTAGCGATATAGAACGCTGCGCCGAGCACGTTCCCGCCCGTAGAGACGTAGGTATTAAAGCGCTCCACCTCTTCGATTTTCTTCATTAACGGATCGCTGGGAATCGGGCAGTGAAACCAGTAGATATCCCCCTGCCATTTCGAAATCAGCGTGGGATTCGCTCCGATAAACGCGAGAAGCGTCCGATTGGCAGTAAGCGCCCAATACTCGTCCGGGGTGCGGGTTCCGCCTTCGGATACTTCTTCCACCGTTACCGGGCCGGAATCTAGGGTTACGTAGTAATCGACCTCTACCCCGTGATCCTCTAGGTAGTGGAAGTTATGAAGGCAGGATATTACGGGCGCCTTCTTGGATACTTCGATCAGATCTAGAATATTCGTCTTTAAACTAGGTCCAGAGCCTACTACAACGCAGCCCATCCCTTGCAGCTTCTCAAACAGTTTACCTATCCCGTTCGGGGTAAATGGTCCTTTTAAGGCGTGGTTCTCTTGAACAGCCTTAACCCAAACATCCTTCCAACTCTCTACAGTAATCTCGTCGTTTGACGCAGATTGTTTATGCAAGTCCTTCGGGGAGACTGGAGGGCCATCGATGATGGGAGCGAATTCTAGGTCAATGTCGATCGTCTTTAGCATCCTATATCCTATTTAAAAAACAGTAAGCCGCCCGCCTCAACGCCAAGGCGGGCGGCCCACCGAACGCAGCTTTTTACAGCAAGCAGTTAACGATTGCTTCGCCAGTGCCCGCAGACACGGTAGCGATAGCCGCTTTGCCGACTACATACGGAGCAACGATGCCGGTACCAGCAAGGGCAGCGGCGGCGAATACGCCGTCGGCTCCTGCTACAAGCAAGTCACCAGTAGTGCAGATCGAGTTAGCGTGCATTTTGATTTTCGTGTGACCGCGAGTCACAACCCAACCATAGGCACCAGTGGTGATCGTAGCGTGGTAGCAAACGCCTGCGAAGGCATCGACACCAGTTACAGACGACACAGTGACCGTGTAACCAGAGGTACCAGTCTGAACAACGCCGTTACCGACGGTGATCTGAGAGTTACCGCCGTTGTACACGTAGCAATAGTACCGTCCAGCGAAGTTAGCCCGAGTTCCTAGTTCAACACTGGGGACCAGGGTAACAGCCGATACGGATTCGAACAGCGATGGATGTACTGAATAAAAAGGCATGTTCTGTTCCTTTCCTTTATGCGGTTAGCGCGCTTGCGTAAGCGTGCATACGGTTATTAGAACTCGCGAACACGCCCATCCAGTAGATATGCGCGACTTTGATGTTCTGGTTAAGCGGCTTCGCAAAGGCTTCGAACCGGAAGTTCTCGTCTTTGTGAGGCAACCATTGCAGGTAATCTTCGTTGAGCATAGCGACCGAACCAGCCGGTGCCTTCGAGTCAACAATGAACGGGATGCCGTTGAACATCAAAGAGCGGAATCCGCCCTTCACAGTTTCAGCGTCCATGAACCGTTGTTGCGGCTGAAGCATCAGGTAGTAGCGATCGAAGTTGGCTTGGGGAACCAAGACAACCGTCGGATGATCGGCATCGATCGTGGCAGCGCCGTACAGCGATTGCAGTACAGAGAAGCTCATCGTGGTCGAAGTCGAGTCAACTTGAGCGGCCCACCACGAGTACGCAGACTGGGAAATCCCGCCGTACGTATTCGAAGTCGAGAGGAAGGTGCGCAAGCCAAGGATGTCCTTAGCGTTGGAACCCGTACCCCAAGCGGCAGTAGCCATCAAGTCACGCAGCGATTTCTCGGCATTCTTTACCTTCGAGGTAACGAATTTCAAGATTGCAGCGTCGCCCGAGTTTTTCAACTCGTCGCGGCGGTTGATCACGATCGACTGGTAGTATTGCTTCCAATCGAACGAAGCCGCCGTGATGACGTCGTTATCGCTGTTGTTGAGGGTATCAGCACCAGAGTACGCGCCGCCTGCTCCGTTTTGAGCATATTCAAGAGGAACCTGCACCATCGTTCCACCATCAATCGGAGTTTCTTTTTTCTTCATCCGACTGAGTAAGGGAATTTGCTTGAAGATGTTATCCACAAGCTTGGGCATGATCTTGACTTGAGTGATGGCACTAATTTGATCGTAAGAGAGAGCCATGTGTCAGACCTTTCGAGTTAGCCGAGCTCTTTTAAGCCTTCCATCATGAGATCCTCGTATCCCCGATTAAGGTTCTTTGGCGTGCTCAGTCCATTGGGACGCTTAGAAGTTACAACACCAGCCTTGGTTTTTGACTGGATGTTCTGCTTCAAAGCTTCCTTAGATTTGAGCTCGTTTCTGGACACTATATCGTTGAACAAGTAATCACGGGCGGCGGCTCGGAAATTGTTTATTCCATTTTTTTCCGCGTGGATCGTAATTCGATCCGCGAGGACGAGACCACTCCCATCAGCAGTAATCCAATCGAGATCGGGGTACTCCTTCTGGAAGCCTTGTATATGCTGCTCTAACTCTGCGTCCTCAGACTGGATGCGTTTCATGTCGGCTTCTTTCGTCTTTTCAGACAAAAAGCCATCAAGTTTCTGTTCCAGTTCGGTGATCTTAGACAGAGAAGCCCGCAGCGCGGGGGTCATCTCGGTGTCGCCATGGATGCCGTCGGCATTGCCCGCTCCACCGGAAAGCTTGTACTGCTGAAAACTAGAAGTAACGTGCGACCACCACTCTGGATTTTCCTTCGCTACTCGGTCTATTTCCCCGTAGTAGCGCTCCATCTGAGTGCCGGACTCTTTTTGTTTCTCAAATTCTTGGCGCTCTACGTTCAGAGCACGCATGCGCTCGGAATAGTTCATTCCCATCTGCATCAGGGGAACTTGCTTATCCGGTGCGATAGCCAATTTTTGCCCGTTATGGACAATCTCGATCGGCTGAGACATTACGGCAGCGCGCTGCTCGGGAGTCAGGCTAGCTAACGCCTGCTGAACGCGCGAAACAATAGGATCGACCGGGGGAGCTCCGGCTTCGTTAGACTCTGGAGCAGTCTCGGACGGATCGATAACCTTATCGTGGTCTGGAGTCTCTAGCGGTTTTTCAGATTCCATAGGAATCCGCTCCTGGTTAGGAGTTCCGCCACTTAGTAAGTTATCAATTTCCGCGTCTGACGGCATAGCGCCCGTATCAGACATCGGAATTCCTTCTTCGATCTCCATCACATCTCCTATTTATTTTTGAATGAAATCTTACTGCATCGGGACGCCGCGCGCGCCGCCGATCGAATCCACTTGCTGCGGCTCTTGCTCTTCCGCGCCGCCTTTACCGCCAACGCTTTGCATGATTTCTTGCAACAAGCCCTGGTAGCTCTCACGAAGAGAAGCAATCTTCTGAACCAAGTCGTCCGAGACGCCTTCTTGCGGGAGGAGCTCTTCCATCTTCGAAAGAGCAGTGCTCACACCGGCAACCATCGACGTAAACGGGTTCTTCTCGTCCCCACCCATCTTGATGATTTCGTCTAAACCGTCGTCCATTCCGCCTTGCGCCGCGTTAGGTTGTTTCATGTCCATTTTAATTATCCCCCAACCGCTTCCGGTTGTTCAGTAGGTTGGCCTTGCTGAGCATTCGCTGCGGCTGCCTGTTGTTGCCGTTGTTTCCACTTAGCGATTATCTGCTCTCGCTTAGGATACTCGATTGTATCCAAGAAATCTTCCGCATCAAGTACACCCTTATCAAACAGGCGTTCCGCTTGCGAATCTCGTTTAGCCTTCATGAACGGGAGAGCCGTACCAGTCGAGATACGGATATCCAATTCCGACTTAAGAGGAACCTTCTTAGGAGTTCCGAAAGTCCCGCCGCCCATTTCGTTAGGCATGTACTCGGAGTAAGTCGCTACCTTGTTCCCTTGGTTCGGGTTAGGCGTTCCATCTGGAAGAGTTTCGTTCTCGTCCTTCTCGACCATAAACTTAAAGTACTTTGGCGCTGCGTCGGTCTGATTCGTAATACGAACTACACGGGGAAGGCTGTAGTACTGAAGGATTCGAGAGCACATTAGGAACCCGATCTGAGATAGGAACGCATCTAGGTTACGAGCCTTAGCCCGGAGACGGGTTTGCGATGCTTCGGTAAGCTGAGAGATAGCCTCCCCGGAAAGATTCGCCTTAGTCAGAGCGCCTTGGCTGATTTCGTTCTGCCCGCTGATCTTGGACGCCACATCGCCCATGAAGTACTGCATCGTGTTAATCAGATAAGCTGGAGGGCTGATTCCAGGCTCTTGGCGGGCTTCCCCGCCTTTCTTCTTAACGATAATCATCCCGGGTTCGTTGGTGATGTTATCTACATCGACCTGCGCTTCGGAATCGATTACCCAGTGCGGATTACCGGTAATGATCATGTAATCCATGAAGTAGGAAATCAGCTTGTTCGTAATGTCCTGCGGGGATTTAAGCGGCCCGATTTCGCCTTCTCCCCAAAACGAGCGAGGAATGATGTCGTTAACCAGGCGGGCATAGGGGTATTTCCCGTCGTCGTATTCGAGTTGCGCGTCTTCTAGGAGTAAACCGCAGGCGGTAACTATCTTCCGACCATTGGGGTACTTCTTAACGTGTTTTTCGACTTCAGTTACCACCCCGGTTTGCGGATCTGTGGACTTCTCGCAGGATGTCACAACGTCGTCGGACATAACGTAGACGGTAAGCTTAAGCGCTAAGTCTGGATTGGCGTTGTTACCCGCCTTGCTCTCAGACTGCATCATCCGGTTATCGACCGGGGACTTGAACGCAAACTCTTGCGCGTCATCGTTGTAAGAAGTGAACGAGATAGCCTCAGATAAATCGGGCTTAATCTTCTCCTTCTTATCCGGGTACTCTTCGCGCAATTCCTGCACGTCTACCGGCTCGGCAACGCAGAAGGTCTTACCGCGTCTATCGTTAGTATCCCTAGAGGATGGATCGGGGAAGATATACGCCGGATCCGTGGTCTCGAAAGTGTAATCCCCGATACCCTTATCTAGCTCGGGAACCCATGGAACGTGTCCGATACCGGTGCCCATTACGGCAGCGTCAATCAGGCACTCGGCAACAATCATGTTGTAGGTATCCTTGTCCCATTTGGACGAGATGACCTGATTCATGATTTCGGAAAATTCAAAATCGCTTGGATCTTCGGGAGTCGTCTGAACTTGCGGCTGTGGATCGGTAAGAATCGGAATCATGTTCCGAATGCTAGCCGTGGTGATGTTAACCACCTCGCTATGGCGGTAACTAGGGCGCTTCTGACGCCATTGCTCCCCACGGAAGTACTTAAAATAGGTGTTCCACTCTTTATCGTACTTAGCTCGGGCGCGTTTGTTCTTAGTGAAAATCTTCTCGGCTAAGCGAACAGCCTCTTTCTCCTCCTGAGACATCTCGACTTCTTTAGTCGGATCGGAGGGAGTAGCTGAATGCTCGGGTAAAATGGATTGATCAGACGTCATTTTTCATCCTCTTGATTAAACTCAAGCGCCCTTCCACACATCGTCGTAGTTGGACTCTTCGACGTTACAATGCTTGGAGATATCTTCGTTACCGACTTCTATTAGACCGCGTTCCCTAGCTATCTGCTTAGCTTCTGAGTCGCTTACTACTTTACCCAGCGCGTGATTAAAGTATCGGTCCTGAACTGAAGTGCCGGCGAACCATACCTTACGGGGAAATGGGACGCGGGTAGCCGCTGACTGACACTTAGGACAGTTTGCCGGATCGGCGTATTCGGATACAGGACGAATTTCGTCAAACCGAAATTTGCATTGATTGCAGCAAAACTCGTAAATCATTGGTCCTCGTTAGGGTTACGCAGACTATCTTGACGACGCTTTAGGGCGTTTTGCTCCCGCATACGGCGCAGAGTTTCTTTCTCGTCGTCGGTTAAGCTGTTAATCGCCTCGCGGAATGATAACTCAACGGCTTTATCGTCCGGTTTATTTATCGCTTTAACCCAGGAATCGCCCATCAGAGAACCCTTTCGCGGCTACGTTTCTTTAACTGTTCCATTCTAGCAGCGCGGTCCGGGGATGCCGAGTCCCGCTGCGAAGGAAGTACGGGCGTAATGGAACCACCTACTCCATAGTCCTGCAATATCCCCATGGTCACATAACGGTCTGCGTCGATTCCATGATTGTACGCATCGACCGGCTTTTGTTCTTTGTGATCCTGATCGAAAGTATATTCCTTCGGTTCCGGGTAATGATACATCTCGTATTCATCCTTACCGTTGGGGTTCATATCTTCGAACATATGCCACTTGCCGAGCCGAATGAGCTCCGTCTGCTTATCTATCCCAAGCTGGATATCGTTATTCCCCGGGTATATCGGAAGCCCTTTGTTCGAAAGTTCCTCAATGTACTCCGGTCTAGAAGGATCGGCCCACAGCCGTTCAAAGTGATAAATAGCGTTGCGAGATAGAACCACGTTGAACATGTCTGACGCGATCATTCCGGTCTTATAATACTCGTCCACCCGGTAGTGGTGCCCGTCCGGAGTTACCGCCCTAACCACCAGCACAAACGGATCCGTGTGTCCCCAATCCAAGCCGGCAAAGTACTTCGTACCCATCGGCAAGGGCTGAGACCTAACCAGCGGGAGCTCGGGGAATACTAAGCCCTGCATCTTGCCGAACTGGCCGGCGTACTTCATCGCAAAGCGGCGTGGATCGAGTAAGCGCTTCTGTCTTTCGAACTCCTCTACCGGGAAGTAGGGGGAATCAACGCTGCGCAACTGTACCAGGAGCGTATCTTCCCGCTTACCCTTTAAAGTCTCATCCGCCATAGCAGCGAGCCAGTTCATGGCGTACGGGGTAGTGGTGACTAGGATTTTCCCCTGCAATCGAGCGACACGGCCCATGCAGTTTTCATAGAAGTAGTTAGCGACCATTCCACCCTCGTCTAGCCAAACGAAGATGCAGTTAGATATCCCTTCCATGGATTCCGGGCGGGTTCCGGTTCGGAAGTAGACCGTGGTTCCCCAATGGTACTTAAAGAAGTGCTCGGACCTATTGTGAACACCGTATTGCATGTTCATGGCTAGGAACTTTGGAAGAGTCGCCTGCTGGAGGATCTTGTAAGTAGGGGCAGCGATAATTAGGGTTTCTTCTGGCTTGGCGTGGAACGCAGTGCGCGTCGATACAGCGGCACCTACGGTAGTCTTCCCGGACTGAACTCCACCACAGAATAAAAGGTTCCTTATCTGCGCCCGGGTCTCGCGCCATATGATGTCCTGCTTAGGGTGTAGTTTTAGGTTCAATTCCCCAACGCGTCGCTGATACGACTAGCCAAAGAATCAGTATTTTGAAACTTCGTAGCGAATTCAATCGGACTTAGCGCCTCCTTTAACAACGAGCGCAAGGCTTGATTTTCTCTTACCCCCGCTTCAATAAGACGACAGTTCTCTTGGAATAATTCTCGCTGCTTATCGATAGTCCGGCGATCTGTTCCCAGCGCGCCATTGAGATTTGCGACCTCCACCCATAAGCGCCTGACTTCGGAAATTAACTCAAAGCATAGGGAACGAAGTAGCGCTTCATTATTCAACGGTGCATTGCTGCCTGCAAAAGCACGCGCCTCAATTTCTCTCAAGCGTTCAACCGTCATTTTTTGCCCCTCAAAACAAAAGCCATAGTGAATCGCCCAATGCCCTTACCAGGAGAACCGTCCTCAGTCGCGCACCAGCGCACGTCCCCTAGACTTCGAAGTTCCGCACCAGCTTTAAGCAGGTAGTGGATCCACTTGTCGGTAGGGAAAACCAAGACAACGGTCTTACCTTTGGCTTGTTCTTTTAACGCTTTGCGTACCCAAGCCGTCGGACCTTTTTTCTTACCGTCCGATCCGACGATCGATCCGAATGGAGGGTTTACATAGGTTGCATTCCCCCAATCGGAACTCAATCCGTCAAATTCCTCTGGCTTTGGGTACGGGCAGGCATCGAAGTCGAAATTGAACTCCAATTGCAGTTTCCCCATCAAGTCGGGGGGAGTTAGCCAATAGTGCTTCCCGTCTTTGTTTCCTGCGTGAAAGCTCATTTTGGAGTCGCCGTTTTTTCCCATACCGGATCGCCAGGCCGTAAGTCTCTTAGCGCCTTAGCTCCATCGAAGTGACTAGCCATCTCCGGCCCTCTGGCTTCTAGGTCTACGATGATGGACCGATATACCCCGTAGTTTACATCTA